CAATTCTAACTGAATTTTAAGCCCATTCACACCGTTCATAGAAAGCGGAATTGGATTACCACCCATAAGCATACCACAGTAAAGCGGAATACTAAATCTAACATCGTTATTCACAAGAGTAGAAGATGGGGCATCTACACCATCAAGCACATCACAAACAGACTTCTCACTCATTAAATCTTGTTCGCTATGAGTAGAAGAGAGAAGAGAAGAGACTAGTCTCCCATATTGTCTAATTGCTTCTAATGACTGATTTGTTGCTTCACTTGATAAAACAACATTTTGAAATACCGAATGAACTCCTACACGGGAAGATAATTGGACGGCGTGTGCTACTCCCCCCCCCGCCGCCACAGCCCGAAGACCAAGATTATCCACGTTTGTCCCATCGGCTTTCACCACTCTTAATGTCCCGTTTATCCTTAATGAACTTGGTCGTAAAAACTTTGCTTGTGCTGGTATAGTCATCGTAATTATTGGATTACCCCCACGAAAAGAGTAAGTATTATTGGCTGGTTGATTTGACGGCAGAATTTCAAACTTCTCAACATTTACAATATTAGGAGAACTCATTTATATAATTATTAAACATTTTAATTATATAAATTTTATTTTTAAATTACATAGAAGCAGAAACACCATCTCGGTTAATTGTAATTCTTCTTAATCCATAAATATAGTTATTGAATATTTTGTTCTCAACAGCACCCGCCACATAGTCCATTCTTAATGAAAGGGTCTGTTCGCTTAAATCTTGTATCTGCCCGTATTTTGAAAGACCACGAGCAACACAAAAATGTTTTGCTATTTGATGAAGATTTCTAACTGGCTCATCTACATTCACAATCGCCTTCTGTAATTCGCTAGTATGGAGTGCTTCGTTTCTAAATTCTGTTCCGCCACTAACCACTTGCGAATATCTATCCAACGGCACTAACCGAGATGGGTAGTGGGTTGTTCCGTGTATCCACTCATACGATTTCGCAGCATCGGGAATTCCCGAAAAGGCACGACCACCGAAACCACGAGCCGCCGCATCACTCGTCGGGAGTGGCTGGGAGAAAAGAGATTTTGCTCTTTTCATTAATGTTGGGATTTGGATTTGAGTAAGTCCAAGAGTATTTGACTGATTGGCTCGGTGTAATTCATAACTCATAATATCCATAGATACACCCTTTTCACTCGCCGCCGCACGAAGCAAACCTTCTACATATCCCGCTGGTGGCGAAACCGACTGGGCGATGTATTCAATATCACTTAACGTATATGTTGGGGCAACTGTATTTCCAGACCGAACATTATCAGCACCATCGTCCGTTGGGGACTGGAAAAAGTTATTTGCGACTTGTCTGTCGGCAACTTTATAATACACTTCACTAGCAACCGCAAAAGTTCCCGTGAGACCAGCGGTTCTATCTACCCGCTGTGGATTGTAAGAAATTCTTAATGTTCCACCGTTATTACTGAAACCAGCACAAACACCAAGCACTTCTTCGGCAACACCATTCGCTATATCTTGAACGTAAAGAATATCACCCACTTCAAATGGGTTGTTGGTTTGAAGTCTATCCACTTCGCAAGAAGCAATCGCCGCATCTCGTCTGTCTGCTCCCGCCGCCTTCTGTGCTGAAAGTCTAACACGTTTGGAAGCATTCAATCTTTCGCTGAATTCACCGTCCATATCAACATACCGACACGCTCTCAAAATATCTTCTGTATCAAGAATAAGTCTTAATCCGTTCATCGCCGAAACTGGAAGAATATTTCCTTGTTTGTATAATCCACAATTCAACTGAAACTGAACGGTTGGTTCATTCGCAACTCTAACACTTGTGTCGGGAGCAGCACCATTCGCCGCACCAGCGGGATTAGCACGGGCGGCATAGTAAAGTGTTTTTTCGTTATTAGTATCACCGAGCGTCCGCTGAACTCCGCTAAATAATTCCTTTTTATGAACCACCGATGGGGTTTCGGTATAGTTATTTAAAAGAGCAACATTAGCGTTGTAATCTTCATTAAATTCTAAATTCGTCTGGTTATTTCCGTCACGGTGTAACACATTACGAAATAATGCGTGAGAACCACCAGCATCGGGGTCTGGAACTAACTGTCCCCGAGCGTTGTTAAACTTAATTTTCATCTTCAAATAACTTTGATTGGGGTCAAGGAAGCCAACAAAAGACGGCACGTTAATTCTTATCTGGTCGTTTTGTCCTACATCACTCACAACTTCGGGCTTGATGGCGACAGATTTAGAAGGGATATACTGCTGGGCTGGATTGGCTTTAAACATTATAATATACTAAAACATTATAATTTTTAAATAATATATTTATTTTCTATTATGTTTCAACTTCTATTCCATCTATACAGATTATCTCTTGTTCGCAGAATTGTGATAAATATTCTCTTAAACTATCTAGCATTACGGATATTTCGTGTATCGGTTCTTCGGGTTGGTCGTGGTATATCATCGTTATTAACCTAACTACCCCATAACACGATAATAATTCTTTTTTAAGAGACAATAACTCGTCTTTTGATTTTCTTAATTCTTTTTCTCTCTTATCATTCATCTCTTTTAACTGGTTCATCGCATCTAAATAATATCCTTCGGTCATTTCAGTTTTTTCTTCGCTCATCTAATATGATACATTATTATAAATAATTGTCTCTAAACTGATTAGAAAGAAGCAACACTCGCCATTCTATCTTGACTTGTATCAATATCGGGCAACGCCATAGCATACTTGTTTGTTAATTGTGTTGATGCTTGTGGTAAAGCAAGATTAGTCGGTGTTATTCCTTTTGGTGCTTTTGGGTGCGGGTGATGGAATAAATGATAAATGCCTTCGCCTAGCGAAACCAATCCCGCCACAGCCAATAATCCTTCACCAACAACGGGAACAGCAGATAAAGCACCAGCAAGTCCTAAACTAGCCCCTTCACCCGCCGCAGCCACCCCAGTCCCGACAGCATCAGCAATCCCTTCGCCCGATGCTTCTTCTGCCGTATTTTTTGCTATTTGCCGTCCAACAAATCCTTTTATCGCCGAACCAGCACGGCTTAAAATACCACCCGCTTCGCCTTCTGCTTGGGAAGCAATTGTAATTTCGGTAGTTCTAGCACCAGTCAGCACCGCTTCTTCTCCTTCTAATCCGCCTTCATACGCAAACGGACTTGCTTCGGCGGCGGTGGTAGTAGTAGTAGCAGAAGCACTCGCTTCACCACCCGCCGCCGCCCCACCACCACTAGCACTCGCTTCACCACCCGCCGCCGCCCCACCACCTTCACCACCAGCAGACGCTTCACCACTTCCTTCTTCCCCTTCCCCATCTTCGCCAACGGGTTTTTTTGCTCCATTTTTCGCCGCTTGATATTTTGAATAAATACCCTTTGCTGTTTTGTATCCTTTTTTCAAAACTTCAATCCCCGCCACACCCGCTAATTCTTCATCACCCATTTCCTTAATATGCGTCCATTTATCAGTATATTCGGCAACTCTGCTTTGTATTTTTGCTTGTATTCCAGCAGTCTTCTCTTCCGCCATATCACCGATACTATCTATGGGTGCTTCTTTGTATTGTCTAATTTGGTCGCTAATTCTAGATGCTTCGTTCGCATAGTCTCCCATATATATACTTTTTAGAAAAAAGTATTCAAAAACAATAATAAGTTTTGCGTCCTTTTTTAAAAGGACTAATATCCAAACATATTTGAATATTCCCCAAACGGATTTTGTGCTTGATTAATTAATTCGGGGACGGGCTGTTGCTGGGTCGGTGCTTTGTGTCCCGACCGTTGCCTATATTCTGCTTCCATTTTCTTTCTAATCCTATCTTCAATCTCTTTTTCTTTCTTTTGCTCTGCGTCTAACTTCCGCTGTTTATCTTTTTCAATCGCTTTTGTAATCCTATCAAATCTATCCATATATTTCAACCAAACTTCAAATTCTTGTTTATCCATCTCTTCAATCTCATCGGGGGTCGGCATCGCTGGAACGGGCATCTTTTTCTCAACTTCTTTAACAATATCCGTCTTTTCCAACTGCTTCTCAATCTTTTTCTTTTTATTATCTGCTTTCCGCTGTCGCATTCTTGCTAAATGTGCTTTCTGTTTTTCACTTAACGGTTTTTTCGGTTTAATTGGCTTTACTGTTTGTTCTTGGACTTCTTCTTCTTCTGCTACGGGTGGCGGTGGTATTAATGCGGGTTGTCGCTTCGGCTCAACAACAAACGGCGAACCCTTCAAATCATCGGCTACAACTTGTTCTTCACGAACATCACCATTAATGGTGTCTAAATCTTGTTTTAATTCCAAACTTTCATTCTGGGGGTCATCAAAGGCGAGTAATCCAACGGGCATATACTATTCAAATAGAAAAAAAAATCTCTATTTTATCTCTACATATTCTACATTTATGAAAAATACGGAACAAAATGCTCTATACTTGTAAAATGATGGATAGTCACCACCAAAAACGCCGATATTTGCTCCATTATGAAACAGTATGGGTATATAATGTCTCATATTTCCAAAAAAGGTGGCGATTTACCTAAATATA